ATAATTTCGTTTTGTAGCTGATTAATACTAACCACCAGTCCTCACCTCACAATATAGTTCAGTGAAGCCATCAGCCCGCCTATAATCTCGGTATATTCTATACTTAGGACTTTTAGCTGTTAATACCCCATCCTCCTCATACCGCAAAGATTCCTCACCATCGTACTCTTCAGAATCAACAATTATAGCCATTTGCGGTTTGAGATCCAATTGACCAGCTGCTAAAAACTCAGCCCTCGTTACACTAGATTTTGAACAGAATATTTGTCTAGGAATCTCATTTACAATATCCTGTCCCAATTCATCTTTAGATGATGTTGTATTAATAAGACTACAAACATCATCTAATAAAATAACGTTGCTATTCCCCAAGCTTGATTTTAGTGATGGCATCTATATTCCCTGCCTTTTTGATGAGTCTGTTATTAATTCTGAATTGAATGCTCCTGGATAATGGCACATTATTTTGTCTGTTGCGATATGAATAAGCTGCATAATCAGCAATAAGCATTTGATCATCACTTCGGTCTAAATCAAACACAACACCCATTATTTCCATTTCTTCTTGAGCACTTTCTAACTTACTAATAAAATAGGCATCTCTCAAATTATGAGTGATGCCCAGGTCTAGCTTTAGTAAGCTAAGTAATAATTCCTCATTCATTTACTCCACCTCTTGGAGTAGTTCCTCGATATGTTCAATTACACCTTTACGATCTTTGGATTCTTTTTCAAGTTTTAAAAGAACCTCTAGCTTTTCTTTTCCTAGCTCTGCAGTAACAGATTTCTTGATTTTCTCAACTGATTCATCCAAAAGGGAATTATCCCCCTCGGATGATTTCTCTTCCTGTTTTTCTGCAAATAAATAGCCGCTTTCCTGTAAGTATTGAGCACGCTCAATATCTTCTGTTTGATAAACAGAATCGACAGGGAAAATGGCTTTTGTAAACTTATCTCTAAATTGTTTAATTACTTTATATTCCAAGTGATATCACTCCTTATACTGTTGGTGTAGTTGCATTGCTATAAGTAATGTAATATCCAGCTGCAGCATCAACCTTCTTAACATCAAAACGAACATAACCGGCAAGTAATTGACCATAGATTTCGTTATCCACCCATTTAACAGAAGCCTGTTTACGATTGAATAATGTACAGAATTCTTTAGCATCACCCACGAACCCTACTAGATCACCTTCTGCTTCACCGATAATGTCATCATCCAAAACAACAACTTCTCTTCCTTTGATTCGCTTACCAGAAGCTACAGTAATATCGTCTTGTAGTAAATAACGGCCATTAGCATCTTTCAATAAATCTAATTCATTGAACAATGATGCAGACACATAAAATTTAACTGTATACACTTGTTTAAAACCTGTGTTCAATAATGTAACAATACCATCCAATCCAGTAACTGCTTTAGCTGTGGCAGTTTTAAAGATAGCAGCAATTTGCTCATTTTTAGTGTTTAAATCTTGATCACGGATATCTTCTGCAATCAGACCTGGGATATCGTAATCAGCATCATCAATCGCTTCTTGCGATACAGGAATATATCCCCGGTAAGTTTCAATATCGTAATTTACTTCTGTGAAAGTCGGGTGTGCTAATTCCGGGTTTTTAGCAAGCTCTGCAACTGAATTCATTTTGCCATTTGATTTGTGGATGACAGGATACTTTCCAGAACCACGATTTACAGGAACAGAACGAATATATTGAGTTAGATCAACAACATCTACAAGTTCTTTTTTAGCTGGCAATAACTCTTCTGGAATCAACGCTCCGCCTTCCACAGATGTGAATCCTGCGCGCTCTTTTAAAGCACCTTTAGAACGTACATATTCCCCGATTGCTTCTCTTGTTTCTACATTTGCTGGCATGTTTCTTTTCCCCCCTGCATTTGGCTTCTTACGGTTAGAAGCTTCTAATTGTTTTTCTAATTCTTCAATTTCTTCTTCCAAAGTTGATTTCTCTTCTTCGGCTGCCTCAATAGCATCATCATTTTCTTTTACGCTGCCTTCAATTGCTGTTAAGTCTTCCTCTGACTCAACACCATCAATGGAAGCAGATAGCTCGTCACGCTTGGCCAGCAAGTCTGTGATTTTATCCTCAACCGTTTTTAATGAACTTCTTTTTAGATTTAACTTTGCTCCGATTAAAACTGGATTAGCCACGTTTCATCTTCTCCTTTAATTGAGCTTTTCGTTGCTCAAGTTTTTGTTTTTTTATAGCTTCAACATCTCGTTGGCGTGCTGCAACTGCGGTTTGTGGGTAGGCAGGAAATGCAGTAATTGAAACTTCCATTGTGTCTGCTTCTCTTACAATCCATTTAACTGTTCCGTCTTGACGGTGTTCAATGTCCTCTTTAAGTGGCATGAATCCAAAAGAACAACCACGAACCTTTCCAGTCTGCACTTTACGATAAGCACTTTTAGCAAACGGATCTTCTAAGTCAATTTTTGCTCGGCCATATAAACCGTGGTCATCCGCTTTAAGTTCTAAGGTTTGACTACCTGTGCTACCCAAGACAATTCTTGTATCGTGATTATCAAGACACATAATGTCATTACTTCTTAGGCTATTATCGAATGCTCCTGGCGCTATTTCTTCAAAGGCACCTGGCCATAATTCTGTTTCTTGATTGAATACAGCAAAGTATCCTTCAATAAAGGCTTCTCCGTTTTCTTCAGCTCGAGTTTTTAATTCAGACTGAAATACCATTAGTCGCTTCTCCATTTATTCATCACCACCTTTCAATTTATTTTGTTGGCCGATAGCTCCAGCCGGAATGTAGTTCTCTAAGATGATTAACTCATTCATTTCACTGTCCGGATCTAAACCAATCCAATCACGTATTTCATTTCTTCTCATTGCATTTCGGTCTACAAGTTGCACTCCTGCGCTTACCATTTCTGTTAAGTCATACGAGTATAAACTTCGTGGATTTAATCGGAAGTACCAGTCCGGTGAAAATAATAAATCCCTTGTCAAAGTCTGTGAAATCACTTGGCCCATACCGTAAATTCGCGTGTTGATGAAGTTGTTGTATTCTTCTTTATTAAAGCTTCCAACTCCAAGAAAAAAAGCCGGCACTCCGATGAGTCCAGCTACTGTTTTCTTATCCAGTTCTACACCTTCCACAATTGCTATATCCTTCAAGGAAAGTGGTTTTACTTGCTCCACTTTGATTAAGTCGGCAGGAATAATCCAAGGCTTGCCTCCCTCTGTTTCATCAAAGTACTTGTTCATGATATTGTCGCGACCTTCTTTACTGGCCAACTCTTCTGTCATGGCATCCACAGAAATGATGAGGGAAGGCATATATTTCCCACTCATGAAATTATTCTTTGTGGCTGTTGCCTGGTTAAGATTTTTTACAATCTCTTGCAAAGCTACACGATAACCAGTGCCTTTATACGGATAGTTTGGGTTAGGGTTTATTGCAAAATGAATTACTTCATCTGGCGAATAACCCTTGCCATTATAATTAATCAGATATCCTTCATTCGTATCTTCAAAAGACACAGCTTGCATTTGAAATGGTGTTAAATCACTGATTAAGGTTGTGGACGGATCTACACCAATATGGACAACAGAATTACCATCCCCAAATAATAATAGGTCTCGGACTATTTTATAAATCCAACCTTTACGAGTCATGTTTTTATAAGGTTCAATATCAATTTTCCGTGATAACTGATTACGTACCCTTTTATCACCTTCGGTCGTATTCTCCATTAAGTGAATAGTCATATTAGAAACAAGGTCTGCGATTTTATCAACCGCAATTAAAACATCAGGGTTATCAGAAAGCTTTGTATAACCTACTGTATCTACATTCCCAAATCCTAACGTGATTGAATTTGCTAATAACTCATCCAATGAACTTCGTTTTTTCTTCTTTCGATTCCAAAAAGCCAATTTTACACCTCCTTTCTAGCTATTGAGCCAATTCGAAGCATCCGAAGCCTTCGTCATATCCTCTAACATTTGAATAGAGCCAAAGACGGCAGCATCAAAGATATCAATACGTTGATTAGGCATTACCTTTTCGTACTGAATCATATCGTCCGTTTTTTCAATAGCTGCTACGTTTTGAACACAATACTCAAAAGCTTGTGAATGAAGATAATAAAACTTTCCATCCTTTGCCTTTTTCTCAATCCTTCT